TCGATTTGGTTAATGACTACTTTGACTGCTTGATTGAATGCGATAATGACCAGGCGACATGTAAACGCATTTGTCGCAGAATTCTAAATTAGTACTAAAATATAAAATATAGAGGGGATTGATCACCCCTCTTTTTTATGTTATAATGGATTGTGAAACAATAACTACATATGGATAAAGAACGACTAAAACTGATTGTCCGTAATTTAGAATTACTTGTTGATGGTTTGAAGGCAGAAGTGTATTCTGATGTGGATGCGTATAAACCAAGAGAAGTTCCTTCAAGAAAATTAGACTATGATGAAGTCTTTGAGGACGATGATGACTGAAACAAAAAGAGTAAAAGAACTTGTAAAAGTACTTGAAAGATTGATTAAACAAGATCATCTTTATGATCAAGAACGTATTCGAGAGATGAAGAAACAACTTAGTTCTATTAAAAAACAAGTTAAAGAACTGGAAAAACAAAACTCAAAAGGATTTGGTAAATGAGCGTAAAATTAATTAGTGCAACTCCTGATGCAGAAAAGCACATGGCATATTGTGCCCGTGTAAGCAATCCTAATAATCAGGAAAACGAAAAGTTCTCTGGACTCCTCAAGTATTGTGTGAAGCATCAGCACTGGAGTATCTTTGAGCAAGCATATATGACTCTGGAGATTAATACTACTAGGGGAGTAGCAGCTCAAGTGCTGCGCCATCGTTCGTTCACATATCAAGAATTTTCACAACGCTATGCTGATTCTTCCCTACTCGCGGAGACGATCCCTCTACCTGAACTACGCCGTCAAGACACCAAGAATCGTCAGAATTCTATTGATGATATTGACCCGTTTGTCCGTCAGGAGTTCCAAATCAAAATGCAAAAGCACTTTGACGAGGGAATGAAACTCTACAAAGAGATGCTTGATGCTGAAATCGCAAAGGAGTGTGCTCGCTTTGTGCTTCCTTTGGCAACGCCAACAAGAATCTACATGACTGGTTCAGTGCGCTCATGGATTCATTATATTGATTTGCGTTCTGCTAATGGAACGCAGAAAGAACATATGGATATTGCACTGGGTGCAAAGCAGATCTTTATCGAACAGTTTCCTGCCGTTGCGGAAGCAATGGAATGGATTTAATAAATACTAGAAAAGGATTGAACGTTTATGCCAACGTACCCCGTTATTAATAAAGAGACGAAAGAAACAAAGACTCTTAATATGACCATGAAGCAGTATGCTGCATGGAAAGAAGAAAACCCAGAGTGGGATAAGGACTGGTCACAAGGATGTGCCGGAGTGGATACGGAGTTTAAGTGGACAGGAGAAGCAAAGTCTAGTGGTTGGAATGAAGTTCTGGACCGTGCATCCAAACAACCGGGTGCCACGGTTCGGAAAAACCGCGACTACTCCTTCTAACTCTTAACCTAACTTATGCCAGCAAAAAGAAAGACTCAAACACCAATTGTCCCATTTGGGATGAGTAACAAGCATATGAAAAGAAAGAAACCAATTAACGCAGATTTAATGCGAAAGATTGAACCTCTTACACAAAATCAAGAGGAACTCTTTCGTTGCTACAAGAACAATCAAAACCTTGTAGCATATGGTTGTGCGGGTACAGGGAAGACATTCATCACCCTCTACAATGCTCTTAAGGATGTATTGGATGAGAAGACTCCATATGAAAAGATCTACCTTGTCAGGTCTCTTGTAGCAACTAGAGAGATTGGTTTCCTTCCTGGTGACCATGAAGATAAGTCTTCACTTTACCAAATTCCATATAAGAATATGGTAAAGTATATGTTTGAACTTCCAACTGAGTCTGACTTTGAGATGCTGTATGGCAATCTGAAAGCACAAGGAACAATTTCATTCTGGTCCACTTCATTTATTCGTGGAACTACACTTGATAATGCAATCATTATCGTTGACGAATTCCAAAACCTGAACTATCATGAACTCGATAGTATTATCACAAGGATTGGTCAAGACTCTAAGATCATGTTCTGCGGTGATGCAACTCAGTCCGACCTTCTTAAGGACAGAGAGAGAAATGGTATTGCAGACTTTATGAAAATTCTTCGCATCATGCCCTCGGTTGATATTGTTGAATTTGGAGTTGAAGATATTGTTCGTTCTGGACTGGTCAAAGAATATCTGCTAGCTAAGATGGAAATGAATTTATGATTTTTGAGCATTGTAATTATCTCGGTGATGTTGAACTAACTAAAAAAGAAAAGAATGGCATCCGTCTCTACAATCTTCCAAGTGGAGACTGGGTGCCTTCTATTACTTCTGTCACTTCTTTTTACAACAGACAAATCTTTGCCGATTGGAGAAAGAGAGTTGGTGTAGAAGAAGCAAATAGAATTACAAAAAAAGCAACTAGTAGAGGAACAGATTTCCACGCAGCAACAGAACTCTACATGCTGAACAAGGAGATTAACTGGGATGAGTTTAAACCACTCACCAAGTTTATGTTCCATCATGCTAAACCATATCTTGATAAGATAAATAATGTACATGCTATTGAAAGAACTCTCTATTCAGAGTATCTTGGATTAGCAGGTAGAGTTGACTGCATCGCAGAGTACGAAGGAGAACTTGCAGTCATTGACTTTAAAACATCCGAAAAGATCAAACCAGAAAAGTGGTTGGAGAATTATTTCGTTCAAGAAATGTTCTATGCTTCTGCTTATTATGAAATGACTGGTATCCCTGTTAAAAAGTTAATTACTATTATGGTCACTCCTGGTGGAGAGGTTGAAGTATTTGACAAAAGGAACAAAGGGGATTATATTAAATTATTAGTTCGTTATATTAAAGAATTTGTATCTCACAATACTAGGTCAGAGCATGGGGAATGAACTGGAAAAGGCAATTGAAAGTAAATTTTTCTGCTCTGCACGATTCGCACAGGAGATAGAATCCTTGGTGCTTGATAATCAGGGAATGAGTTACATTGATGCTGTTATTCACTTCTGTGAGAAAAATAGTATTGATCTAGAGTCAGTTCCTAAACTAATTTCCAAACCTCTGAAAGAGAAGATCAAATATGAGGCAATGGAACTAAACTTTTTGAAGAGGAGTTCAAGAGCAAAGTTGCCTCTCTAAACGATTTATTATTTTTTGATGATGCCTTTTGATGCTTATAGACAATACCTCTCTTTGAAGAATCACTTTACCAAAGAGAAGTATGACTACCACAAGTATTGTGGTAAAAGTCGTGCGACTGTCCAGTCTTTCTATAAAAGAAAAGATAGGTTCTGGTTTGAAAAACTTGCTAGAAACAAAGACGACAAAGAGGTAGTTGAGTTCTTTGTATCTAACTTTATCACCTGCACTGATCCAAGTAAGCTTTGGATAGGAGAAATGATACGCGAAGGTGAAGGTAGATACACTTCTTGGAAGAAGAGAACTCAATCAATGTCTTATCTTTTCAAGGAAGAAGTAGACAAAGTTTTCTCTGACAATAACTTTGATTCTATGTTTGCAATGGATGGTTCTAGACATCCACAAATTTTGAAAGAGTATCTAAGAGATAATATTTCTATTGAAACCCTAGTAATTTTGGATATGATTCTAGGGTTTCGAAAAGATTGGGATAAAAAACTACAAGACCCTGTGTGGGAAACCGTAAGTTTGAGAATGAAAAAATATTCTCCCTTTCTAAATATTGAAGTATCACGTTACAAACAAGTCCTAAAGAAGGTTGTGTTAAGCAAATGAGTTTTTTTGATTCCGAAGTCGTTCGTGCTGAAATGGTTGAAATTGGTGAACTGCAAGAAGATGTTTATAAGAACGTCTTCAACTTTGCATCAATGGATAAGGAAGAGAAACTCTTTCATGTTGGTATGCTAGAGAGACTTCTGGATAAACAGAAGATTCTCTATACTCGGTTGAGTCTGTCTGACGATGCTGAGGCACAAGAAATGAAAGAACGCATCCTTGAATCTGCAGTGATGATGGGTCTCCCTAAGGGGACCGATATGAATATGGTATTCAATAACATGTCCAAGATGCTTGAAGTGATGAAGGATCAGATTGACAAGTCTGGTTCTGACCTGTAGAATAACGTGGTCCACACAAGCCAAATCCAACAAATCTAACTAATCCTATGTCTTTTTCTAATCTTAAAAAGCAATCCTCTCTTGGTTCCCTGACTCAGAAACTGGTCAAGGAAGTCGAAAAGATGAATAACACTGGTGGCGGTGGTGATGACCGTCTCTGGAAACCCGAAATGGATAAGACTGGCAACGGTTATGCAGTCATCCGTTTCCTCCCTGCCCCTGATGGAGAAGAACTCCCTTGGGCAAAGATGTACTCCCATGCCTTCCAAGGTCCTGGTGGTTGGTACATCGAGAACTCTCTGACCACTCTGGGTCAGAAGGATCCTGTGTCTGAGCACAACCGTGAACTGTGGAACAGTGGACTTGATTCTGACAAGGACACCGTTCGTAAGCAGAAACGCAAACTGTCTTACTATGCCAACATCTATGTTGTGCAAGACAAAGCAAACCCTCAGAACGAAGGTAAAGTCTTCCTCTACAAGTTTGGTAAGAAGATCTTTGACAAGATCATGGAAGCAATGCAACCCGAGTTTGAAGATGAAGAAGCAATCAACCCCTTTGATTTCTGGGCTGGTGCTAACTTCAAACTGAAACTGAAGAAGGTTGCAGGTTACTGGAACTATGACTCTTCTGAGTTTGATCGTCCTGGTCCTCTGTTGGATGATGACGATGCACTGGAAGCACTGTGGAACAAGCAGTATTCACTGACTGCTCTGACTGCTGCTGATCAGTTCAAGTCTTATGAACAACTGGAGACTCGTCTGAAGATGGTTCTGGGTCAGAAGTCTGCACCTCGTTACGATGAGGAGACTGCTGATGAGGATAATGATCGTGGATCTTTTGCTCCTAACTTCTCTTCCCGTGAATCTAATCCTGTCCCTCAGGATCTGAAGAACGAACTCAATTCTTTGAGTGAAGGACGAGACTTCAACTCACAAGACATCACTCCTTCCAACTCTTCCGAGGACGAAGATGACGCACTGTCTTACTTCCAGAAACTGGCAGAGAGTTGATTAAGAGAACAGTCTAATATTATCAGCACGTTTCAGGGTTTCAGTCATATATTGACTGGAACCTTTTTTGTATTTCATTGAATCTTCAAAGTCGTCAATTATAACATTTAAATATCTTTGCTTAAGAAGAAATATATTTCTCTTATCATTGTTTAATTTCTCTTCATGCTGATAGTTTGTTATAGAGACAACCGGTTTTTCAGTTGTCATTCGACCAGTATCACCATTATAATAAGTAATGGAATAATCAGATGTCACTACTAATCCAGTAGGAACAATAGTTACATTTTCATTATTTTTTATTTCTGTTGTTTCATAATGATGAATCTCATTTAATTTCTCATAAGTTCCATACTTTTCGAGGAGATACTCATCAAATTCTATTTGATTTAATGGCCACTCAGTTTGAATGTTTACAATATTATTGCTAGTTAAAACAACCCAATCAAGATCTGCTCTACCGTAGACATCAAATGCTACATTGTCTGGTCTATCATTACCTTTGATTTGATACTTGGTAAAGAATGCTAAGTCTTGATAGATGTCTTCTCTAAGTAATACTTTCTTAAAAAGATTTTTTACAGTAATGTAATCTGATATATTAGCATCAGGAAGTCTGCTGACATATTCAAAGTCTGGAATTTTGTTAAAGTAATTTGACATTTTAGAAACCTATTTCGGCAGGGACTTCGTCGCTAGATGATGAACTATCAGACTCTTCATAATCATCACTGTATACTGGCTCAAGTTCTTGGAATGCAAGTGTCATAGAATAAGAACTCATTGCACCATCTTCAAAAGGAGCATACGATCCCTCTGGAGTATATTGAACACTGCATGATGTAAGAGCACACTCTTTAAATTTATTTAAGAACGGAGATGCAGAATTGGATGCTAATTGTACATACTGAATTTTAAACGTATTTGGAGTTTTGAGGAATAGTCTTGTACCTTCTCTGATAGGTGCCATTCCTTGCTTGAAGAATCTTATAATCTGAACAATCTCCTTTGCTTCATCTGCACTTCTTGGAGACATCTTAAATGTAAAAGAGAATGGTCTCAGTGAAGGTGCATTAAACAACAACTCAAGGTTAGGATTAAGAATAACCCCTTCAGTTCTTGATAACAATTCGTTTGGATTTATACCAGATGCAGATGCTGCAAATAAATCTGTAATTGCTTTTTGGACATCTTTACGTCCTTCTTTTATTCCACTAGTAATTCTACCAACTGATCCTCTTGCACCCGCAGCACCACCAACAATAGCAGCCTTTGCAAAATCTGATGCTGCTGCTTGAACAGCATCCATATTACCCGGACCCCAACTACATGAATTCTGATCTTGAATACCTGCAGGAATTGGAAGAGTAACAGTTCCTATGATAGATCTGTCTGAAGATCTATCACTAAAAGAAAGATTTTCTGTGAACCTTTTAGGTTCGTACTTCATCATATCAAACTTTATTACATCAGCAGTATTATCATTGACTAATGGATATCTAAAAGTTCCAAATTGACTTCTGTTTTTTGGTTCTTTTGGTGGAACAGAACTTGGTTGTGAATTATCTCCAGTTTGAACTTCATTCAGGGCAGCATTACCAGATCCATTGGCAGATTTATCAATAGTTGAATCAGTTACACCATCAATATTATTATCTACTAATTCATCCTTTACACTATTAACAGAATTCTTAATTCCATTTCTCATTTGAGATTTAGGATTTCGTAAGTCTCTTCTCTCTTCAACTGATGCGTTAGATGAAATTTCATCTTTAGTAAGTTTTCCGTCTTTATCAACTTGAACAGTTTGAACTAAAACTTTATTGTTTCCTTTATCATCAGATCGATATGTTTCTCTTTTGACTGATCCATCCGCAAGGGTGGTAACATCTGTTACGTAATAAGAAATACCACCGGCAGTCCCTCTATTAACTGGAAATTTTTCTGAGGTTTTTGATGCCATTACACAGTGTTTTTTATTTATTTAGCACGAGTTTTCCATATGATAGAGATATCAAATCATCAAGCTCATCCTTTTCTACGATGTAAACTTGAGTTCCTAATTCTTCCCAAGTATAATTTCTGTAGTCTCCATGGTGAAAGTTGATTCCACGAAATCCCCATCGAAATA